CTCGTGAAGAGGCGCGTCTAGGCGACGATCTGCGCAATCCAAGCTTTTCTTCTGGAGACAATGGATCCATTTCGCCTGGCAGTGGGTCTACGATTTCGATTTCTTCTTCTTCTTCAGAAGGGCAATCTTCGCCGAGATATTCGTCAATCAGATCTTCATCCAATTCTACTTCTTCCTGTAGTGATACCAATTCTTCTTCCTCCGGGGACAAAGAAAGCTTTTCGCCTTCCGTTCCTCCAATTTCACTTTCAATTGCAGATTCCAACTCTTCGAAATCAATATTAATCATAATAGGCTCGTCTTCGTCCGGACATGCGCAGAGTTGTTCGCCCTCTTCGGCTGCAAGTGGAGCATCTACATCAAGCTCTACGCCTGCTTCTGGATCTTCAGCCGCAAGTTCATCTGGCGCGCCTGCGGCAAACGGATCTTCCTCTTCCGGTTGTTCCAAAAGAACCTTCATCGCCTCTTTTATTTCTAACGAATACTTCTCTTCTATTTGCTGTTGCGCACTCTTAAGGGCAGCCTCTTTTAGCGCTTCGGCATCAATAATTGCTTGTTCTAACATTGAAGACATTATAATCTTTTTCTCCCATTAATAAGCCTACGAAATAAATAGTATCCAGAAATGTAATATCCATTATCCATGGCTTTTACTTCCACCGGTGAATGCCAGAAGAGCCTGTCATTGTCAAGCCCGAGCCGGTCATGAAGCCCATTGAAGCAGTTGGTATATTGGTAAGTTCGGCAACAAGCTCATATCCAAAAGTGGATCCGACGGAACTCACAAAGATTTCTTTGCACTTAACATCGAATGTTACAGATTCCTCATCGAGGCCATCCAAAGTAACATAATGCTTGCCGGCAACAACATCCCCAGAAGCGGTCGAATTAAAATGAACTCTCATGCAGTGGCCGCGGGTGCTGGCCACATCGGAGCCATCGCCCGAGCCGGAAAGTATGACAGTGACCGATTTGGCAACCTTTGGAAAACGAATCCAATGCTCATCTGTTGCCACGCATAAGGATCCAGTGATCCACGGCCATCCTGAAACCTGATAAGATCCAACATTGTGGATCCCTACACTATACCTGCCGAAAATCGGATTTCCGTTTGCATCTGTTGCCATTTTCTACTTCCTTTTCCATTAATAAATAGATTATAAAAATTGTTTTGTAAGTTATTTTTTCTTCATGGATTCGAGGACTGCTCTTTTTTTAGCGCGCCTTCGTTTTTCTGATGGTTTAATATAAGCTCTCCTTTCTCTAACCTGTTCGATGATCCTCTCTTTCTTGACTTTCTTCATGAATCTGCGAACCAATTTTTCGGGATGCTCGTTCTTTTTAGGGTTGGCTCGAACAGATACATTAACTGGTTTTTTCATAATCGACCTCTTTTCTTATATTTGTTTCCACTTCTGGCTCATACCCGGAAGCAGAGAACTGATATCCACCCCAGGATCGGAAGAATCCTCGCCCAATACGCTTGGAATAGAATTGGAAGATGACGGATCCCCTCCTCTTCGAAGAGGATCAGTTCCCTCAAAAATATCAATGCCGTTATAAGAATCTTTCCCTATCGCATCCATAAGTTTATGTTTGCGCTCAAGGAGTGCTTTTTTTCCTTCTGTCGACCGGCGCTGTCTATCTTTTTCAGAATTCATAAATTTTTTAGGAGGGGCAGACTCAACAATCTGTGATGGAGAGCCAATGCCCTTCACCACTTCCGATATAATTCCAGAAAGAATTCCTTCTTCTGTGATTGATTCCTTTATGCATTCTTTAACTATGGGCATTAATAGTTTCTTTAATTCGTCACGCTTCATTTAATAATCCAAATTTTTTCATCATTAGGCGATTAAGTTCATCATCCTTCCATTCTCGCAGCGATTTTTGTTCAGCAACCTTGCTTTTATAATCTCCGGTCATCAAAATCTGGAACAATGCCAAGCCTCCAAGCATAAATGGAAGCACAAGCTTGGTTGCCTTTACGAGAGCCTCGATTGCTCGCGGCGCCTTGTCTTCGAGCCATGAAGCCATTTTAGGGGCAGCCTTCCTCGATACCAACTTGGCAGCCATGCCAGTGGGAGTCATACCAGTAAGTGTTGAAAAAACTCCCTCTTCGAGTTCAACTTCTTCTTCCTCCTCTTTGGCTCCTTTGCCAGTTCCTATGCCCTTAATATAATCAATCATCATGGCGACCGCTTTCTTCATTAGTTCCCCAAGCTTTTCTGGTTGTTCGATATAACTCAAAAGCTTTTGGGGAACCTTTGAAAAGAAGGAGGCGATTGAAGAAAATGCATTGCTGGCAAACGCGATGATTGCTTCTGCAATTACTACACCGGAGAGCCCGGCGTCAGCAGGAATAAAACTTGCGATCAGATCAGCAACAAAAGTGGCGCCCTTCGCCAACAGCTTTTTAATTTTCTTGCTTATCTTCTTGAGAAATTTTTCTGCTTTCTTTCCGAGAAACTTAACAACCTTTTGCACGATGTTTGCAACTTTGTCATACATGGAATCCAATCCATTTTTAAGATCCAATTCGAGAAGGCCGTTGATCATTTCGGAAAACATATTTTGCTCTCCTTCTTCTTCAAAAATTAACTCTTTATCTTCGGTGACAGCATTAAACTTCGACTCAAATAGTTCGTCAGATTCATTAACTGATCCGCTGCGGGCGGCGCCTACCAAGCTTGCAAAAGTAGAGAGTGCCGAGATTGCCGCTTCGCCGGCGAACAGCAAATCAACAACTATTCCGCCCATTCCGACACCAAAGATGTCAGCCAGCGCTCCGAGAGCAGTCTGGGCGAGGTTTACTAGTTGCCTCTTGATGAAGTCTGTAAAGGCGTTTTCGTTAACAGTAGCAAGGAGAGGATCATCAGATTCGCGTAACTGATTCGTGCACTGTATACAATATTCGTCAAGGGTTTTTCCAGACTCCCAGAAACCTTCTGCCAACTCCTCGACCCTACTTTGTGTCTCAACTCGATTTAATAGGTGGGTGTATTCTTCTTTCACTATTCGATTAACATATTCTTCTGAAACTGTCATTTTGACTCCTTTAAAACATCGTTAAGCAAACGATTAATCTTGTCTGCCTTGGTAAAAATGTTTGGCTCTTTATGTTCTTTCACCATAAAGGCGCCGGTGGTTGATGGCTCCGACACGAAGTCGAAACAAATTAGTTGGAAGTCATCCTCAACAATAGTGTTGCCGCGGTGTTCCTTTACAGAACCCAGTCCGCGGGAAGAGATACCGAGAGAAACTCCTGCTTTGGCAAGTGACTTAAGAACCTGCCCTGATGGAGTATCGAGAACCTGAACCTTCCCCATTACATCGTCACCGTTCCACCAGATGTCGGTGACGAGGTGAGATGCGTTCTTTAGGTTGATAACTGAATCATCTGGATGGTCTAGTTCTCCAAGTGCTCGTCTTTCTTTAACGAGCTTGTGGTAGTTCTCAACTTCTCTTTGTAAAACTTCTTTGCCATAAATGCGACCATTGCCGTTCTTGGCATCTGCTCTCTGCATAACACCAGTCATATAGAAGGCTTTGCCGTCATTCATTTCTTGCTTCTCTGTCTCGGTTAAGAGATCTTGACAGACTCCTCCATCGCAGAGAGCATAGTATTCGGTTAAGACCATTTTATTTGACAATATTCATTTCTCCATAAAATAAAAGCGGGCGCAACCCGCCCGGGCTAAGAGCCTTTACAGCAACGGCGAACTGGTGGAATGTTAATTCTTCGCATCTTCTTCTCCTGAAAGTTGAATGTTGAGACCACAATCTCCAAATAGCGTGTTAAGAACATAAGATGTTCCCGAACTTAGACAGCCCAAAACAAAATAGTTAGCGATGGTGTGTTCGAAAGTAAATAGTTCTGTCCATCCGTTTAATCCACACAAAAAAACTCCCACCCAGAAGCCCACACACATGGGGCAATGGAAGAAGTGATGTTTGGGGCGGATCTTGTTAAAAATGAAGCCGTAGCATAATAGCTGCGTCATCCCATAGGCGGTGAGAATGAAATATATAAGTTCCAATTTACCCTTTAAATCTTATATAGCATAGAGAGCCCATATGGATCTCTAACATAATTAGGCCTCAACGATCCCTTTGTATCGGCATGTGGAACATCGCCCAGATCTGTAGAATGTAGATCGTCTGGTTCTATCTTTTGCTTCTCATCGGCATCCATATACGCTCCTATAAAGTCAAAATATGGCCTCTCTTCGTTAATAAACTTATGAATATTCAAGATAGCATACTTAGAAGCACTCTCGTGCTCTACAAGCGTAGCCTCCATGGAGCCATAAATATTTCCGCCCTGAACGCTATCGAATTCTACGATGCCTCTTTTGCTGAGATAATTGAAAAGACGGTTTTGGGCTCCGTAAGCATAATCGTTCATCAAGTCTTTAGAAAATGATGTAACTTTATTCTTTTTCGCCATAATGACAATATCGATATCGGCATGATCAGATATAATTAAGTTTCCATCCAAGGTCTTTCGCGCATTTAATTCAACAGAAATTTGCCTCGGAGAGCCGGCTGGTGACTCTGCTGCTTCATCTTCTAGTGCTGCATCTCCAATTTTAACTAAAATTGCCATTAGCTTTCCAACTCCGATACAATGCCCTGGATTTTTAAAATTTTCAAAAGATCATCCCTATTGATTTCTGACTCCTTGAGTCTTTCCAAAAGGAATACTACCTCTCTAGCTTTCTCCGACATGTCAGAATCTGATTTAAATTCTTTTAAATCAAGAGAGTGATTCAGTTTTTGTTTTAAGTTTCCAATTTCCTCATTTAAGAATATCTTAAACTCAATACCATTGTTAGCAAAAGAGGATATATATTTTACCAATAGTTCTTTTTGACTTTCTAAAAGAGGGGCGGAATATGCATCATTAAATTTTTCAACAAATTTACGATAAACAATGCTGTCAACATGTCTGAACTTTTTATTGCTAGAATCATCTTGTGACGAAATCAAACTTATTACTTTCTTCTCCAACAACACCAATTCTTTAATGGGCAAACTTCCATTAAATAACTGGGATATTGATGCAATGCTCTTATAGTTTGGAACAAAATTTGAATAAACGGTGCTTGATAAATTTTTATTAACATCATCAATCAACTCTGTTTGACTAGAAAATATTTCTGCTGTGCCTAGGGTCGAATACACTCGTCGAACCTCTGTCATTATCCTTTCCGCCACAGACGGCTCTAAATCCTCAGACTCCAACAATGTCTTATACAACTCAAGCTCTTTACTGAGAAGAGTTCCCTTCTGAAAATGCTCTTTTATGATGCCAAGAACCTTTTCTTTTCGTGCCTCATCTTTTTTAATTATGCACTTCGACATTTCGGCAATCAAGGCTTCATACAAAAAGGCTGTGTTTCTCTTTTTATTATGCCTCATTCTCATAGTTTGCATCCTCTTCCTTCAATTCCAAGTCTTTAATTAATGAACGAATTTCAAAATTAATTTCAGAAAGCCTGCTTTCTTCTGTCAAATCTTCTTCACTATAAGTAGGCTGCACATTTTCCAACATTCCATTCCAAGTTGATCGAAGATCTTTTAATCCCGGAAAAATACTGGTTGTTGTTGAAACTTTAGAGCCGCCGGCTGAAAGGTGGCTGCCCAGCCTTTTGGCGGATCCATCTGAACGCTTATCTCTGAACTTCCGATAATATGCATGACCTTTGGCTTTTTGCGACATACTTTTCTTCGTTGGCTTGCTTGATTCGCCAGGTCGGGGGGATTCCCTGTGACCTGGGGGCGCCGCCAACAAAGCGCTCTCATCGCCAGGAGCCGCGGCTTCTGCGGCTGCTGCTTCGGGTTCCATCTCTTCTGGGCCGCCCATATCGCCTAGGTCTCCGCCTAGGTCTCCCATGTCGCCCATGTCGCCCAGTCCACCGCCGGCTGCATCTGCTGCCGCGGCTTCAGCTACGGCGCCGAGTGCTGCATCAAGTTTTCGATCATGGAACATTTCTCGTTGATTGCGAACAACATCTTCATCAGACAAGCCAAAGATTTTGTGTGCAACCCAGCGACGAGAGAAGAAGCCCTCTGTAGCTGCCGCGGCGATGTCAAACTTCTGCTTCCAGTGCTCAAGCTCTTGAAGCTCTGCTATCTTAGAAGGATTGTTTAACGATAGCGTAAACGCCAAAAGATCATCTCCCCTAAACCCAAGAGTATACAAGTGAACAATACCAATCTTCTCTAACTCTGATATGACTACTCTCTGTAGCCTTTGAATGGTTCTTGCAAATCGAATATCTTTTTGAACAAGAGTTGCTTTGTCTTCGTCGGCGCCTTCTGCTCTCGAAAGATAAGATGCGGGGATTTTCAGTGCCGAGAACAATTTATCTCGTAAATATTTCACATCATCAATGCCGCCATCAAAAGTGGCGCCAGGAAGATTCTCTATCTTCGTTCCTCCTGTTCCGCCGCGTTGAGGAATGTAATAATCTTCTTCAATTGACATTGGATTATATCTAAGATCAACCCTGCCGGTATCCGCATCCATAACTTGATGCCGCTTCATTTGGGTCATGATTTTTTGCATATATTGTTCAACATCTTGTGGAGCAATTTGCCCAACATCCACATAGAACACTCTACGCGAAGGTGCTCTGACGATTCGATAAGCCATCATTGCGTCTTCTAGAAGAACCAGTTGGCGCCAAATGCGGCGAGCAGCTTCCAAAACTGATGATCCGTACGGGGCATGTTTATCGTTACCCAGAATCCGGAAATGGGCGATCTGCCAATTCTCAAAAGTCATTGCAGCAGAGTTCCATTGATATTGAATATAATTCGGATTTGTCTTATCTTCTCCCTCAAGCCTCTCTATTTCATGAGTTGGAATCGGAATAACAGTTTGAATTCCAAATTTTTCATCTATATCCATATACAAAAAGAAGTCTCCATATTTGCACATGGTGCGACACCACCCAAACAAATTTGAGTTAACATTAAGAATGTTGTTATAGAGAGTCGTTAGCACCGCCCTTATCTCTTCGTTAATGCAGTTAATCCTCAACATCTCCGACAACTCAGAGTGCGTCGTCATTTCATCAGCGTAAATATCTAGGGCAGAAGCTATCTCAGGAGTATACTCCATTTGATCAAAATCAACATATCTCTCAGATCGCCTCTGGTTAGCAATTGCTGCCGCGGCAAAATCCTCAAATGGATTATACGATGCCTTTTTAAATTGTTGACCGCTAGCTGATTTAAATATATTTGAATATTTATCTAAATGTTGTCTGCGGATCCTTCTGCCGCTCTGGCTACGATAATTAACAATCGGTCCAGAAAATAAGCGGGTCAGCCTCTTAAAAAGTTCTGATTGTGGATTTCTCGTATTTCGTTTATTGTAACTCGGCATTTCTATCCCTTATATAACCATAAATATTCTTTCATTTGACGCTTGGCTTCCGCCATTCTCATGCTTTCTTTTTCCATTTTAAAACCTATCATTCCTGGTATTTTAGTGGTTAACGATGTTTTGGTTGTGGTGATCGCGCCCAAAAAAGCTTTTTGATATTCAATATCCCTTTTATTGACTTCCAGTGCTGTATCTCTAACCCAGCATGCTATAGACAATGCCATAACCAAATCATCAGAATAAGATCGCATTGCCTGTGGGCGCCCATTGTTCCAGACAAATGTCTTAAGTTCATCTGCAATTCTGGAAGAATATATAGTAATTAGTTTATTTCGAATGAATTCTTCTAATTTTGCTATAACCAACGGGCGAGTTTTTGAAGATGTCGTAAATCCAGGAACTGAGTTTGATACAGACTGTGCCTGAATGGAGTCAATAAATTCATGTGTTGACTTTATCGAGTAATAAAGATTTGGATATTCCAGTTCGGCTAACTTATCTAAAACTGATATGCCGACGCCGATATTTTCAACTACTAAAAGACAATTTCCATATTCTCTTCCGATGTGATTTAATATATTAGAATATGCATCAATAGTGGGCTTGCCCTTATATTCTGCAATGATTTCCATTGTCTCTAGCTTTATAACATGAAAAGCAGAACTATCTTTGCCATCTCCTCGGGCAACATCAGCGGATAACAAATAAGAATTGTTTGCATCATATTCTTCCCATATCCATATATTTCTATCAAAGCCGGTTTTGTGTCTCGGATCACGGACTCCTCCAAGAATTCTTTTAATATCGTCGGGGTGAATAACTGTTTCGCCTGATGTATTAAAATTGCACTCAAGCTCTTGTGCTATTTGTCGAGCAGACATATTGCGGGTCTCTTTTTCGAACCACACTTCGTCTCGCTCTGGGTGGACATCCCATGTCAACATTGTTGGATAAAAATTGTTCGCTCCCTGTTCTGCCTCAATATATGTTTTATGAAACCAGTTGCCAACGCCACATGGAGTCGATAGAGCAATACAGCGGCCGCCAGTAGACAGCGTAGGATACAGGCCTGTCCAAAGCTCGCTTAAGCCCTCGACATGCGCAGCCTCATCTATCACAAGCAAAGAGAGTGCTTCAGAACGGCCGGCATCGCCTGAAGTTGATGTAGCCTTAATCTGGGAACCGTTGGTGAGAACGAAGGATGCCCTATTGTCTATTTCGATATCAGCAATCTTAAGCCAATCAGGAACATTCTTCATGATTCCTTTAACCTTTCGAACAAGGTTGGCGGCTGTGTTAAACTTGGTTGCCATAACAAGAATGTTCTTATCGCGGTGGAACAGCATCATCCAAACAACATACCCAGCCGTAATAGTGGATATACCAAGCTGCCGTGCCTTGAGAATGACATTAAAACGATAATCGTTGAAATCGCTTATTAACTGATCCTGAAAATCGTATGTTCTAAATGGAATAAGCCCGTGCATTGGATGGGATATTCTTGCATAGTTATTGAGAAAATATATCGGCTCTTTGCCGCATTTCATAATTTCCTTAACAATATCTTTTTTAGCTAGCTGATAAGCCATGGAAACTACTCAGCCTTATATGGGCTATGTATATCCTTTCGAGCCTTGACTTTTCCTTTTCCTTGATAAACGGGCTGGCCTTGGGTCGGCTCTTTTCTCGTATCATTCTTTGACTTTTTCCCCCATCCACCTTGATCTAAGAATGATTTGAATTTCGCATCAACACTATCTTTACTTTCTCCCTTAACAGCCTCAGTGTTCTTATCGAGACCGCCAATATCATAATAACGCTTTGCCTGAACCCAGGTACGGACACGGGATGTCTGCTGAACGACTGCATCAACTTCTCCGAGCGCCTTAAGGGAAAGGGCACTGCCAGTTGTTTTCTTATACTCTTTTTTGATGAATTTTGCAATCTCATCAATCATGTGAGAAATATCGTTTTCGAAATTTTTGGCATGCACATCAGCAAGCTTAATCTCGGAATGATAATGAATGCATAGTTGTTCTCCATTGTGAAATGAAACCTTAAACCCATCCATAACGCGTGAATCATTAATGGGGCTGCCCTCTTCTCGCTTGAGACCAACCTTAATTGGTTCTCCGTCGACATCACTAGCCCCGTCATAGCTGTTTGCCATAACTTGAGAAATGCCTCTAATAATTTCTAGTGTTGTTGCCATAGTATCAAATTCCTCTTTCAATAATATAAATAGTATTTAAATTAACCATTCTCTTGTGGGCGCCAGCCTTTTTTCCAGCGATCTTCTCTTCCCTCTATAAATTGAGCATAACATTTAAAGCAGCACTCATATTTGTTCATATAAACATCATCCTGAAGATTTAAAGAATATCTCTTACATAACGGACAAGACTTTGCCGATTCTCTATTAAGTAGTTTTTTCGAAATTAAAATACCATCTACATCTATCTTCTCTTCTTTTTCCCGAAGTCTATCTTCTTTTATGGCTAACGCCTTAAGTTGCTCTAAATACTCTTTCTCTTTTTCTTCGTCCCAGTTTCCTCTTGGGTTCTGGATCGTTTCCTCGCCATACTTTTCGGCAATGGCTTTTTCTATCTTCACAACATAGTTCGGATCTTTATTCTTCATTTTGCCACATGAACGACAAATGCTGTTGTTGCTACGCCTACGGCTGCTCCTCCTATCGCCCACCAAACATTGTTGGATGGGGAATGGCTTTTGACAAGCTTATGGAGAGCATCAATCTCTTTATCTTTGGCTTCGACTGTAACCTTAAACTCTTCTTCTAGCGATCCTATGCGAAGGTTGAGTGTATCAATTTCCAAAGTAAACTTTAGTTCTTGCTTCTCTAGCTCGTATCCAAGCTGAAGTTCGTATTCTTCTTTCACCAATTGGCTCTTTGCCAATATCTCTGCTGTTGCCTCTGGATTAAACAGGGCTCCTTCGAATGGAGCAGGCTGGTTCTTCCCAAGGAAAGTGAACTGAGGGTTTGCGTATGCGAGAGACGGGAGACAGAAAAATAAATAAAATACTGCTATCTTAGCTAGGCGGAACATACTTAATCCCGAAATAGTTTTCTATCTCATCCCTTAAGCCATCTTTACCAAAAGTATTGATGTAGATTTCTCTCTTCTCTTTATAAGATGAGACGAGTGCTGCTTTGTCTTCGACAAACTTCAACTCAACCTCGACGAGCCTTGCTGCATATTCTTCAAGAATCTTGTCTCTCGCTAACAACTCTTGTTCGTGAATGTCGCTCATCCTATCTATCTGCTCTTGGTGGCTTTCCTTTGCTGTCTCAAATGTGTCGACGAGTGACGAGTAGTCGCCTCTCATCTTAGCAAAGACAACAACAGCCAATAAAATAATGAGCAACACTTTCCAGTGTTTCTTCACAAAGGAAAGTGTTGCGGACGCTAGTTTAGCGTAATCGATCATTAGGCTGCCTTGTATTTAATGACGGCATCAATGAATCCCTGTGAACCAATGTAAATGGCGCTCAGGATTACAAAGTCTGCGCTGTCAACTGTGCCCAGTGCTGTGAAGCCTGCGGCGGTCAACCAGACGAGCAGCTTGCGTGAAACTGCCTTCTCTAGTAATCTATCAATTGTTCCTTTTATCATAGACATTTTTCCTCCAATCTATAGTATAAATAGTTATTGATTTACAAAAGCGCACCCATCAACTCTGGAAATGTCTATTGTCATATCGACAACATCTTTCAGCGAATCGAGGTGCGAAATAAGTAAAACTGTTTTAAAATAGCCCTTTATCATATCCAATAATTCTGTAAATGACTGTAAGTGTTCTTCGTCCAAAGCCGTACCTGGTTCGTCAAGAATCATAATGTCGCTTGTCGGCAAGCTGGAAACGGAGAGCAAGGCAAGCCGGATAGCCATGGCTGCCATTGTCTTCTCCGAACCAGATGCCATTTCAAGTGGGCGGGGATCAAAAGCGGGGTGTTTGATGTTGATGTTTAGCCGGTTGCCATCTTCCTCAAACATCACTTCGAATGTTGTCAGGTTCGCAAGCACCTTTGAGATGCTTTCGTTGATGACGGGAAGTTTCCGCTTGATAACATCATAAGCGATTCCGTTGGGATGCATGCATCGCATGTAAAGATCGTAGGCTGAGAACTGCTTTTGCAAGTCAAGGTATTCGTCTCTCTTCTCAATAGCGTTTGCGACTTTCTGTTCGAGGGAGCCAACGGCGCGGTTTAGTCTGGATGCTTCAGTCTCGCATTTCGTCATCTTTCTTGCCGCTTCAGTTAGTTCAAAGTCGGCGGAGCGTTTCTGCCTGATAAGCTCCTCAAGGTTTTCTATTGCCTCTTTGTTCTCTTCATATTCTTCCACTTTCTCTGTAAGCTCTTTCGCTTCTGCTTCCGTTGAGAGAATGAGGCTGGTGTTGGTTGCGGCGCGGAGCCTAAAAGAGGAGTTGTCTTTTTCAGCAAAACCTTTCTTTCTGGTTATCTTCTCGTGTTTGGATAACAATTCTTCTACTTCTTCGGGGTTTAGCTCTTCCTTTTTGTCTTCCAGTTCTCCGATTTCTTTGAGCAGGGCATCAACCTCTTCCTTGTCGTTGGGCAGTTGTGCCTTGGATGCGTAAGCGTCTTTGATGAACTTACAGGCTTGGAAACTCGTTCCACAAGGTATGTCATCAAGCGTCTCGACTTGTCGCTCTTTGTCACGAACTGTTCTCTGTTTATTGTTCTCTTTGATGGAGGCGGTGGAGATCGAATCGTCAAGCTCTTCTATCTTTTCTTGTCTAGCCTCAACATCTTTAATGTCAATAC